CATTTCTCCTACACTTCAAAGCAAAATGTACATGGAGGAGTTACAAAAGCAAGGGAAAAAAGTTTATAATTTCGGTCTTGGACAAAATTCTGTAAAACAACCAGAATTATATATTGATTTGGTGAAAAAATATGCACACAAAAAAGAATACACGTCCAGTCAAGGAATTCCCGAATTGAACAAAACATTAAAATCGATGTATGATACCGAGAACATGTCTTATGAAATCTTAGTTGGCAATGGATTAAAAGAATTGTTGTTCATTGTTCAGTCAGCATTTAAAGGAAAAATCATTCATGTGACGCCTTCGTGGGTAAGTTACAAAGAGCATATTGATCTACTAGAACGAAATGATGATTTGATTGAAATAAAAACAACCATTGACACCAAATTTCGTGTTGATTTGGACATCTTGGACAAAACGCTCCAAGACATTGGAGCGGGACCGAAAATGATTTTGTTGAACTACCCAAATAATCCAACTGGTATATGTTATAGTAACCAAGAGTTAGAATCCATGGCAAAAATATTGAAAAAACACAATTGTGTGGTATTTGGTGACGAGATATATTTGAATTTATCGTATAATCCGAAACAACGGTCGCTTTCTTATTACATTCCCGAATTAGTGATTCGTGGATCGTCTGTGTCAAAAGATTTGGCATGTGGTGGGTATCGAGTTGGATGGTGTGCGTTTCCCAAGACATTGGATACATTGTTTGCAAAATGCTGTAATTATGCGTCTCGTGTGTATTCATGTGCTGCGGTTCCGATCCAATATGCTACTGCCGATTTATTAGAAAACAAGGAATTATGTCGTTCTTATGCCGACAAAACAAAAGAACTTTTTTCGCATATTATTAAAGAACTTATGCCTTTCTTGGACAACACAAAATTAAAGCATCCCGGAATAGAAGCATCATGGTATGTGTACTTAGATTTTCATTCCTATAAAGAGGGGTTAAAAAAGATAGGCGTCCAAGATAGCATTCAGTTGTCTCATTATTTGATGGTAAATCATCATATTTTGACGGTGGCTGCCCAACATTTCGGGGACGATAGTTTATCATTGCGTTTTTCATTGGTCGATTTCGAATTTGATTTGGAAAAGGGAGACATAAAAGATGTAAATACCGAGAATATGAAAGAAGGATTCCAAGAATTGGTTCGTTTCTTGGACTCTTTATAAACAAATACGAATATCTTAGATAAAAAGTGCGTCTAATTCGGGTATAGATCCCTCATCGAATTTACCCAAACATTTCACTTTTGTAATAGTTATGTGTTTTTCTTCTTTCATAGCAAATTCCCTATTTTTATCAGTAATTCGTAAAGTATAAGATAAATAAACTACATGTTCATTAATTTTGTTAATGATGATGTTTAAAAACATTCCAGTAAAACTTGTAATGAAATATTGAAGATCTAATGAACTCGTTGTAAGCAACACTTGACTCATTGTTTGGATTAAACGGAATTTTGTATCTTTATATTGAATGTTTTTAATTGTTTTGGTCATTTTCAAACAATCATTCGAATATTTTTCCAATTGTTTATCCGAAAATGGAATAGGTAAATTGTTATTGGTATTCAAATGTATATATTTCAACAAATAATGACAAACGCAATCCGACAAACGTCGAATAGGAGATGTAAAATGACTATATTCAGGGGCACCTACCAAGTCGTGGGGTTTAACGGTGGAAATATATTCTGCTTTTATACCATTTGTGATAATTTCGTTTAATAATTCTTGTCCCGTGATGTCAGAATATACATGATCCAACCATCCTTTGGCATTACAACTGCGAAATAGTCCGGCACCATCGAAATTAATTTTCAAATATTCACCAATAAATGTATTGGCAAATATGGCATATTCAGCAATCATTTGTTTCATTTTAATTTCAGTTTTTGTATCAGAATATAAATACATTGTTTGAGTATTACGTCGTGGAAAGGCAATAGACACTTCATTCAAGATTGTCCCTTTTGTTTTTCCACTTCGAATATTGTACAACGCGTTACTAATGTGTAAAGCGTGTTGTAAGGTTTCGTTTTCATTCACATATGTTCCTGCTTTTTCATAACTAAGAGCATTTTTCTCATGTACTTTGATTTTTGTAAATAAGATTTTAACTACACCCATGGGTTCATATGTTATTTGATGAACTTCAGACAATATTGTAATTGCCAATTTTATATTTCCGTATTTATTTACCATTAAACTAGATTTTTCCATAATTTCATGTGGAATCATATGAATTGGAGGACTAAAAGATGGATATTTTGTAACCACTCGGTTTTCAATGTCCTGCCATAAAGACGATTCGATATTAATATGTTCAGTTGGATCCGCAATATGGATTGCTAAGAACATTTTATTATGTTCTTCAAAAATACAAAAGGCATCGTCAGCATCTTCGCACCCATCCGGATCGATACTATAGGTTTCGTGCATGGTCATATCTACACGTTTGTCTACATTATATATATGAGGTAATATGTTGGACTGTAATAATTCTTGATCATAAATAGAATCTCTTTTATTTCCATAAAGAGGTTCGATTATTTTGCTATAGGTGTCATCATAGAAACTCATTTTACTACTATTGATAAATATTTTTATATTATATTACAAATAAAGGTGTTATATAATATTTCTTGGACTTTTATAAAAATGTAAGTTGATATTTTATGGATTTGGAACTTTTTAAAAAGTTCCAAAATGACCTATACAGAAAATTTCAAAATAACGAAAATGATAAAATTTGTGATTAGAGCATAATGGTTTGATTTTATAAATTAAAAATTTGGTTGTGACCATAAAAATTTTATAAATATTTACCGAAATGAAATGTATGCCCCTTTTTGTTGTAAAAATATACAGTGACAATTACAACATTACAACAAAAAATGTCAATATGCGAAATATTTATATGGATATTATAATGAAAGCGTTAATCATGTAGTTAATATGGAATATTTATAATAAAATAACAATGGTGTAAATATATATGACAATTTACAACAATTTACAACAATTTACAACAATTTACAACAATTTACAACAATTTACAACAATTTACAACAAAACTGTATTTGTTATATTTGTTTCTTGGACTTTTATAAAATTGTAAGTTGGTATTTCATAGATTTGGAACTTTTTAAAAGTTCCAAAATGACTATATAGAAAACTTTTTCATTTACGAAAATGATAAAATTTGTAATTACAGCATAATGGTTTGGTTTTACAAATTAAAATTTTGGTTGTGACGATAAAAAAAATATAAGTATTTTATATAGAAAAGGATTTAAGGGATTTTTTTGTATCCAAAATAGATACTAATGGATACAAAAAAATCCCTAAAAATCCCCCAAATATTTTCATGCGAGTGTTGTAACTATACATCGAGTAACCGAAAAGACTATAATAAACATTTATCTACACTGAAACACAATCGGATACTAAACGAATACAATAAGGATACTGAAAAATCCCCACCTAAGTATCAGTGCTCGTGTGGTAAAATATATAAGTATAAGAGTGGGTTATATAAGCACCAAAAGATATGTAAAAATCCCGAAAAATCCTCACAACAAAATCAAGATAGTGTAATAGAAGACTTAGCAAGAGAAAATCGAGAAATGAAATCAATGTTCATGATGATGTTAGAAAAATATCAAGAAACGCAATTGGAAAATATGAAAATGAATGAAACAACATTAAAAGTAATGAAAGACAATCAAGAAATGGTAAATAAATTCATTGAAGCAATTCCACAATGTGGAAATATAAACAATACATATATTGAAAAGCAAACATTGAACTTTTATTTAACAAATACGTGTAAAAACGCAGAATCAATACATGATTTCACAGATAGATATGTAAAACGTTGTGTCGAATTCTTTGAAAACAATTATCGTGAAGTGGCATACAACCAAATCAGTCTTGCGTCCAATGTATATGACCTGTTTTTCAAATGTCTTACTGAAAACCCTCAAAATATGAACTTTGTACAAACAACTGATGTTAAAAACGGTGTTTTGTATGTAAAAGAAAAGAAAAAGGACGAAAATTGGCAATTACAAGGTGAAGCAGAGTTTATAAAATATATAGACGGGTTTGAAAAGGCGGGATTAAATATAAGTCATGCAATTAACAAAGCATTTCATCCATTACAACAAGAATTCAATCAGCGATTGATCCAAGAATGTGGTGCTGAACCTAAAGAAGACGATTATACAAGTGAAGACGGGTACGAAAAGGATTTGAACAATTACAAAGAGAAGGTGGGTGAATACAAGTGTAATTTATTAACCCAAGTATTTGACACTGCTCGGTTATTTGACAATAATACGCGACGGACAGAGATATTGTCCAAGACCAAACGTATAAAGGAGTAATATTACAAACGATTTTATTTGTAATATTATGTGATTCATAATAAAAGTTTTTGTATTTTGTAATATAACATAATATTTTACACCAATTTCATAAACAAAATGCTGACAACGCTACTCATAGCAAATATAATAATATCCGTGTTACATTCTATCAAACATATACCACAATGTATGCATATGATAGAAAATGAAACGGCAGATGGTCTCTCCATGCGGTATATACAAGGAGAACTGTGTTTAAATATGCTTTCAACAATGACAACCTTGAAATTATTTGTAACTTTACATAATTCGCTATATTTATTACCGGTTTTACTAGAGAAATCGTTCGCGTTTTGTATGATTATAGTTATGTTTCATTTGAAAAATAAATATTCGATCAATGACGATGATGATGAATATGGTGATTGGCACAGTGTGGAAAGTGACTATTCAAGTGACGATGATTGGCACAGTGTGGAAAGTGAATATTCTTAAGCATTTTCCTCACTTACAACAGAATTAGATAATTGTTGATGTTTCTTTTTACATCCTCTTTTATGGGCAGACAGACTTTGTTTATTCGAACCTGTAAAAGCGTTACACATATCACATGTAAAACTTCTTTCTTGGACATATGCATATTTAGTATCCAAATATTTGTCCAATGCCGGAAGTTTCAATGAATCAATTTGTGAATTCATTCTTTTTTGGAAATCCTTCAAAGTCATTTGAAGTGTTTCGCGTTGAGTTATAAAGGTTTGATACTCTTGGTTAATATCGTCCAAGACCTCCTTTGTAATGTTATTCGTTTCATTTGTATTTAGTTCTTGGACTTTATTTGAAAGATAGTCAATGATGTCGAATGCGATCCGAAGTTTATCAGGAGAATATTCGCAATGTTGGACATAAACAAGAATGTTGCCTTTGTGAATGTCGATATGATAATTATTTTTGAAAGTAATACCCGAATATTGTGATACAAATATACCATTCATGTTTTGCGTATCAATATCTCGAATGAATTTGGCAATTTCTTCCTTATTTACATTATGATTATACTCTTTTGTCTCGACAAGGACAGATGATTTGTCCATTCGCTTTACAATAAAGTCACCGGATGCCTTCGTACCAGTGGTGTCTTGGACTTCAGCTGAAGGGAATAGTTCATTTAATACCGAACACAAATTACTTTCACCGTATTTACCCTTGTTTGATGACATATTATACTTATTTAGGAACTGATTTAGTTCGTCAAACACTGATTTTTGTGCGGTCAATGATGATGTAGATAGGTCTTTCACAGAATTAATGTTAGACGTAAGACGTTCTTCACTTGCTGATACATATGAAAACATGGGTTGTTGAATTGTTTGTACCATTGTGTTATACTTTCCTTCAAATGAGTCCAAGAAATTCTTCATAAAGTGTTCTCCATTGCTAGATTTTGCGATATTTGTCGTGTCTTCACTGATCTGTTTATGAAGTTCTGACATCTGTAATTGTAAAAATTCGCGAATACGGGTATGTTCGGAATTGCTCGTTCTTGGAATAATATCATTGAGAAGGATAGTGGTTTTGTCCAAGAGAAACGCGTTACTTTTTTCTACAATAGTTGATAGTTTTTCATGGGTTGTCATATTTGAAGAATTGTTTAATGATCGAACTTCATCAATATACTCTGATTTAATAGTCTGTAGTTGAGTATTCATTGTTTGAAGTGTTTGTTCATTTATCTTGGACATTGAATCGGTAATAGTAGAAACATTCGATTTAATATCCTTTATCTCATTTTGTGTAGTTGCCATATAAGAAAGTATTTGTGAATTAATATTCGAATCCAAATCATTCGTCACATGATTAAACATAGAGTCCAAGAAATCAATTAGAAGCAAATTTGCCTTCTCAAAATCGATACTTGGGTGATCTCTATAAAAACTAACGATTTTTGCGTGTTTTGTTTTTAACTCTTTTTCAGAATTGTCCATTTTTGTATAAATATATATAATATAGTCCTCTTTATGCCATTTAAACTTAAATTAATATTTACTAAGTTATTGATTAAGTTTAATAAGAACCTAATAAGAACTTAATAAACCTAAATAGGTTATTAAAAACTTAAATTGTATGAATTTCTTCTAAATATATGAAAAA